TGCGATCTCCCGAAGGATACTGGCACGTCCCTCCTTGCCGATGATCTCAAGATCAATCGGGTTGGCGGTTGCATTGAGAAACTCGATACGGCGAATGTTGACAGTCTCCTTGACTGCGAGGTTAATCGCGCCTTTGGCAAGAACTTCAACGTCGCCCTTGATGGACTCATCCTCATCATAGCGCATGTTGTACACAAACTGGCGCAGCACGATGGGCTTCACAACATCTGTGTCGATGTGCATCACGACTTGGCGGATGCCTTTGCCCGCCGCGCCCATAAGCATGGACAGGCCAGACGAAGTGCGCCCCGCACCCTGCACATTCAGATCGCCGTACACGTAGGCTGGGATGCCCGAGTGATCGTCCGCCAAGCGGCTGAACTTCTCGTATACACCCATGAGTTCGTTTGCCCGTGAGTCAGGCTGCGTGAACCGGATGGCCGGGGCGCTCGAACCCACAGGATCATTGATGGTCTGCCAGATTTTCCAAGGCGTCAACTGGGTGATGTCCTCGTTGGGCGGCAGGCGCTCCACGTTGACCTCGACCTGCGGGCCGCTGGAAATGCCCATGTTGTTAACCAGCGCACGGGCAGCGGCGTTGCACACGCCCTGTAAGTCTTCGATGATCTCGGGGATCGCCTTGCCCCAGAACGCTCCGGGGCACTTGATGAACGAAGTCTTGGCGTAGGGCTTCTCGCCCAGCGGGTCATAGTTGAGCACCGCTTTGATGACGTAGTTGCCCACCATCCAGACGTTGGCGTCGTACTCGCGGGCGTCGTCGGGGACTTCCTCCTCGGTCAGCCCCCACTCGCGCAGCATCTTTCCGCTCACTTTGCCCCAGAACTCCAGAGCATCGAACTCGGTAGTTGGCTTCATGTACGAGTAGTACTTGCGCTCCTCCTCGTCCTTTTGGAGTTCCACGTCTTCATTGATCCACGACTGGCCGTTGCCAATCTCCAGCACCTTGCGGATGGCATCCTCGTCGTAACCCGGAACGCCAATGAGATCGGACAGTTGCATCCGGCTCAATGGGTGGTACTCGAACAGGTAGCCCTCGTTGATGTTGCTGATCCCCGGCTCGGGGTAGATGTAGAAGGGATCAACCCGCTCGTACTCTGGCCCAAGGCGTTCGATGGGTTCGACCACAGTCTGGCCCATCGCGTTGGTTTTCCAACCCAGCGCCCGCTGGCGACGCACAACCGGCCCTTTGATGAACGCCGCAGGGAACGTCACAAGATCGGTGATGAAGTCGTTGAACGAAGCCTCCCAGCCGCCTTGGGCGAACTGGTCTTGAATCTTGATCTTCATCCTGTCCGCGCGAAGCTGCGCTTGTTGCAAGATAGTGAAGCGGTAGTCTTGGCTGACCATCTCGCGGATTTCAGCCATTTCCTCTTGGTTCGGAGCTTTGCCAAACTCCTCGACCATCTTGATCACGCGCTCGGCGAAGATCGCCTGCACGTCCTTGGTCTGCGATGGGTTGAGGTCGGGGATAGGGGTGGCCTGCAAATCCCACGGTGGGGAGCCATTGTCGAGCAGGATGTCCCGCAGCCAAGACTCCGCAGCGCGGCACTTGACTTCGGTGATCATCATGTAAATCTCAGAGCCGCCCTGTCCTCGAATCTGTTGCAGCTTGTCTGCGTCGTACTGGCCGTTGCGCTGACGCAGCGCACGCAGCATGATGTACTCGATGGGCTTCTTCGCCATCTGGGCGACATCCCAACATTGCCTCAGATACCCGGCCAAGCCAAGAATGACGGGTTGATTCTGACGCTCTTGCAGAGCGCGGTCTGAAACTTCTTGCTCTTGCCGAGCAAGTTCAGAGTTCGATACGACCCGCAGGAATGTCAGTCCAGCCATATTATTTCTTCTTGCTCTGCGATGCCTTCATGCGAGCTTCCGCAGCCTTGCGCTGCGCCGGAGTCAGTGAAGTCATCATGTCCGGGTTTTGTGGAGGTTGCCCCATTTTGGCGGTGTATACCTCGTTGCCATTGTCGCTTTCCTCAACCAGTTTTACAACGATGCCGCCCTTCTCGTAAGACTTGATGGCCGCGCCACCCATCTTCGCGTTGGTGGACGTTATTGTGAACGGCTTTGCTTGGCTGCATTTCATGGTCACTCCTTACCTGCTACGCAGGGTTCTACCACGAAGTATACACGTGGTCAAATAAAAAGAAACCCCCGGTGCTTGCGCAACCGGGGGAAACCCTTGAAGAAGGGGAGAGGTGACAACTGCGAAGCAGTGCTGCAATCATATCACGTCCAGCCCAAAGCGGAAGTTCTTTTGATGTCGCGCCGCTGCTGGAGCGTGTGCCCCTCGCTGGCGTTACCAATGTGCAGCATGAGGTACTGGAGGGCTTCGGCCACGTGCGAGTGCTTGTTCTTGTCGATGTCGCCGTCGCCCTTGGGTTTGAACCGGTAGCCCCCCATCATGGCCGCTTTGAGTTTGGTGCAGCGCGGGTCAACCACGAACGCCGGGTCGCCGTCCACCTGCCGCATGAGGTACTCGTCCACAGCGTTGATGCGGGCCGACACGTTGTTGGTCTTGGCCGGGATGACTTTCATCCCCTCGGCTTTGATAATGTCCACCGCCGAGCGTTCGTCAGTCTGCGCCCGCTGCACACCTGCCGGGTCAACGACGATCAGCACTGGGGCACCGGGGAACCGTTCGTAAAGTAACGGCTTGAGCAGGGTGCGGATGAACCGTTGCACCCCCATGTCGAACGAGACACACTCGTCAAGTATCAGTGCGCGTCCTCGCGGGTCTTGCTGTCCAAGCACGGCTGCTGGGGTTAACCCTAAGTCCATGCCAATGACGATGGGCCGCACGCCGTTGATGATGGCACGCAGGCGCTCTTTGCCCATGTGGTAGTCAGGCCGGAAGTATTTGTACACCGGCATACCGGCTGATGACAGCCCATACTCACCGTCAATGTAGACACGGACGTACTCCTCGGAGCGGCCTTGGGTGTCGTAGTAGCCGTCCGGCAGGTTCTCCACGTTCTCGGCGTAGACGCTGCGGCCCGAAGGCTGCTTGAACACATCCCACCCGTTGTTGTTGGATGACACACCATCTTTGGGGTCAAGCCCCTCCATCTGGTAGTACCACCACGTGTCCATCGTGGGCGGGTTGGTGTCGCCCCACATCCCGTGCCACGTCGGCCCGCCGTCCTTTGCGCTCGGGAAACGTCCAATACGTTTGGACATGGCGTCCACGATGTCTGGGTGGATGTCTCGGCACTCGTTGAACCACGCGAATGTCAATTCCAGTGAGTTCAGGTTAGCCACGTCGTCGGCGTCGTCCAGCGCCCGGAACATAATCTCGCACTCCACGTCGCCCACCTTGAAGAAGTACGTTTTGGTGGTGCGCATGTACTGCCCGCACACACCCGGTGGGAACCAGTCGAGGAACGTCTTGATCGTCGTGTCCTGCAACTGACGGGCGGTTTCCCGCACGATGGCCGCTCGGGTTTTGCGTATGCCCTGCGCGTTGGGTATCTGCATGGACGCCCTGCGCACGATCTCGAAGCTGGAGGTAACGGACTTGCCCGAACCCACTGGCCCCATGAGGACGCGCATTTTGGCGTCCGAGGCCATGAACTTCTTGCCCGTGGGCGGCGGCGTGTAGTCGATGTCAAGCGCCATGTGTGGCCTCTGGGCTGACCAGCAAGATGACGAACTCGCGCCCGTGCTTCTTGCTGCGTGTGATCTTGGTCTGGAACGACTTGCTTTGTCGGCTGAGTTCGTTCTCCACGATGACAGCCTCGGTGGCTGTGCGCACCTTCACGGATCGAAAGCCGTTGAAGTTTTGGGTGAACAGGTCTTCAATTCTCGATGGCAGTTGCATCTTGTACGTCCACGGTGGTTGCTTCAATGGTACGGGCGTCGCGGGGGTCGCTGCCAAGGTTGATGGTGATCTTCACACCACCAGTGCCATTGTCTTGCGGGCCAGCGTCTCTTGGCTCCAGCCCAGCCCACTTCACGGTGGACTTGATCAGGTCGGCCTTGACTGCGGGGGACACGGCTGGGTCATGGATGAGGAGCCACGAGGTTGTCAGCAACTCCTCGGCTTGGGCGCGGGCCTTGAGCTTGAACGTGAGGCCCTTTTCTCGAACCTCGTTGCGGTAGCCCTCCACCTTCTTGAGAAACACCGGGTCGGCGTTGAAGGTGAGGATGTCGTTGGCCGAGATGTTGTGCCGTGTGATCACCTCCTGCAACGTCTCACCACTGCCCTCAAGGGTCAGGGCTACGTCGAAGGCCAGACGGTCGTTCCACTTGGTGTGGTTCAGGGGTAGGTTGTCCATGAGCGCACTATAGCACCTTGGGTTACGGGGATGTCAACTACGATATTCATACCCAAAGTGCTCAAGCGCCCGCATACGGTCGTAGTAGTAAAACATCTTCCCACAACCACGGCATTGGTGGATGTAGTTGGGGTGCAGCCCATACTTGTCCCGCAGCACATTCGCGGCTACAACATGATTGCCCTCGTCCTCGCTAGTGTCGAGTTTGAAAAATTTTGCGAGGGTGCGGCTTGACACCATGTCTTTGTCGGCGTGTGCGGCTGGCTTCTCGAAACAGTTTGCGGCGAATGTGAGGATTGACATCTTGATCTCCTAATGATGAAAAGGCCGAATGTGGCCTGCCGGGAAAACGCTGTCAATAGGGGGTGGCGACATCGGACTGCATCGGACAAATAAATTTTTTCTGACGCGAAACTTACTAATGGTAACTTTACACGTGCTTTTTTGGGGTCTTGGATTATGAGGTTGGGTACACATGGCGGGGGGCCTCGATTCGCCAGTCCATGTACCCACCCCCCCTGCCCGCCCACACACGCGCCTACACGCACGCGCCCGCGCATCATGTGCGCACATGCGCATTACGCGCATTATGCGCGAGGCAACTTGACACTTTTGGCGACATCGGCGAGTCTGAATTTGTCGCTGCAGTGATCGCACTGCAAAGATTCAAAGCTCTTTAACAATGCATAGCATTCTCCTTGCGTGATGACCTTCGTTAGAAGGTTGCATTTCGCCACCGGATGAGGGTCATCACTTAGGAGATAGCTATGTCTGCAAAGACTTTTGAGGGTTCGGTGTCCATCGTCAGGAACACTAAGAACGAGATCGCACTGAAGCGCGATCCCGAGGGAAGATTCAACGCTGGCAACGCGGCAGAGTGCTACAGCACGATGCAGCAGCTAGCGAAGAAGAACAAGTTTCCGATAAACAAGTATTCCTTGTTTATCGCTGACGGTGGCACCGAAGTAGTGCTGTTGGCAAACCGGTTCGGCAACCCCTACATTGCGCTTCTCCCGAAGCGTAGCGAAGGCGGTGCCAAGCGGAACGCAGTGACTAAGCTGGCGTAAGTAGTAACCCGGAGCGTGACAGGCTCCGGGTTCTTTTTTAACCACAGGAGAGTGACATGCAACCAATCGAGTTGAGAATGAGTAAGTGGACAGAAGGCGAGCGAGCCAAACGTGGCTCGCTGTTCCCGCAAACCTACTATACCGTTGACAAGGTATGGCCCGGAGTTGGTAACGTGAGCTTTGGGCAACGATCCTTCAACACGGCGAGAGACGCAATACAGTGGGCCAAAACCGAATGGCCGGAAGTTCCACTGATTCGCAACTACTGACCAACCCCGGTGCGTGACAGGCACCGGGTCTTTTTTCAAACTGGAGAGTGACATGCAAATGGTAACACTGGTAAAGCTGGGCACACCCGGCACCACGGGCACGGAAATCACCGTGCCCTTCAACGGGGACGAGTTCGAGTTTCTCGACCCGGCTTGGCGGGGTTTGGCACGCCAAGCGGCGTGCCTGCCGGACGGCAAGATACGCGACGGCGACATGGTAGCGATTGTCTACTACAAACCGTAATGTCTGACAACGCTGTGAAGCGTAAGTAGTAACCCGGAGCGTGACAGGCTCCGGGTCTTTTTTCAAACTGGAGAACCACATGAGTGACGACACAAAAGCAATCATCGGCGTGATCATCTTCGCACCCATCTTCTACTTCCTTCTGGTTGTAGTGATGTCCTTCTAACCACAGCCCGCTTCGGCGGGCTTTTTCTTTTTTCCAATCAGCAGGCGGGATAGAGAAGCAAGGGGACTCGCTTTCTTTCTGTGTGTTAACACACCATACGTCGGGGGTTTATAGCACCAGCCCTGCGATTATCGACGACTTTACATCGGGGGGACTAGGTTGCTTTACATTTCGCTGTAACAATACGTGTAAAGTGTCAAGTAAGAGCTAACCTGACACAATCTAACTTTACACAGCAACAATCTATTTTTTACTTAACGCCGAAATGGTACTTTACATCACATAACTTTACAAAACTAAGCGTGTCAAGTTACAAGAAAAGCCAATGAAATCAACCACTTACGAGAGTTTTGCCATGAGCCATGAGTGTAGTAACGATATAGATGATATAGAAAATACATGTTTTTAACGTATACTACATAAACCCTGAGTTGGACTTCACAATTTCACATTATGGCATAAGAATCCTCCAACTTTTTAGCGCCACATTATCTCCAAAAACGTAGATTGTTTATATCGTCGTTCGTAACCCGTTGATTTCATTGGACTTTTACAATCTACGAGCAATCTAACTTGACACTTATTCATAGATTGTTTACAGCACTTCGTAGATTGTTGACGCGCGCCATGTCCCTTTAAGCTACTTTACACAACACATGTTCTTGGAAAACAGCGGACGACTTGACATTTTCGGCGGCGGCGGCGAGTCTGGTTTTGGCAGCGATGCCGCTTTAACATTCTTTCAAA